TCTCCAAAAACTATACGTTTTAAATACGACATAGACCAAGAAGATTATTTTCCTTACCAGCATATTGCAGGCAAAATAACACCTACAGGAATTAAATTAAACACTTCTACTTACAAATATTACCCATTAAGAAGAGTAACTGAAAAACCTTACGGAATACCTCCATTTATTTCTTCTTTAGAGAATATTCAAATTAGTAGAGATATGGGAGAAAACTTAAAACACGTAGTTAAGAAGCTAGGTATTTTAGGTTTCCTTGAAGTTTTAGTGAATGGTCCATCGGCTAAAAATGGAGAAAGTGATAAAGATTATTTCAAGCGAACTCAAAACTATTTAAAGTCAGTTACTCCTCAAATTGAGAAAGGGTTATCAAAAGGATATGTAGTTGGATTTGAGGGAAGCCATAAATTCAATTTGCAACCTACTACTGGAAATGTTCAAGGTGCTAAAGATTTAGTTGAGATGAATGACGTTAAGTTATTTGCAGGACTGAAACAAGACCCTTTGATGTTCGGTAGAAACTTCTCTACTACAGAAACTTTAGCACAAGTTATATTGGCTAAAATGACTACCCAAGTAGGAAACTATCAAAAGATTGTAGAGACCTTTTTAGAGGATGTTTTTTTATTGGAGTTACAATTAGCAGGATATGCTATTGAGAACATAGAAATAGAATTTGAGCCTCCTATGATTACGGATGGCACAAAGAAACAAGTTGCACGTAAAGCCCTAATAGAAAACCTTAAAACAGAATACAATCAAGGTATTATTTCACAAGAAGTAGTAGCACAGGAACTAGGTAGAGAAGCCCCAGACCAAGAAGAGCCTCGTCCTGCTCCTGCTTTAGCAGTTAATCCGAATAAACCAGTAGATTTAGAAGAAGAAGAACCTAAAGGAAAAGAGGACGTAACAAAGACTAAAGACAAAAAAGAGAATACTAAATTACTGCCTTGGCAAGTTTCACTTATAAGTGAATTTTCTCCAACCAGTAGCGGATATAGAATTGTAGATGTATATTTTAACAATGATAGAGCCAAAGAGAACGTAGTAATCTTAAATAACGAGTTTTTAGACACTTTTGATGTTTTAGATGTAACTTCTATCGTGGAACTAGAGAACGTTAGTCTGGAGGACGTAACACAGCGATACGTCAATGGTCTAGGAGGGCATTTGACCGAATACGAATATGAAAGTGAGGGTTGTAATTGCGGAGACCATAAAGTTTCTACATTTGCCAAAAAAGATGAAACCGAATTAGAGCAGTTTATTAGATTGTACTTAATTGAGACTAAAGGTAGATATTCTACAGCCGTAGAGAAAGCAGTAAAAGAAATTGCAATAAGTTTAGCCCAATTAGGAGAGGGAGCAACTGAAAAAGTTGTTTACGATAGCATTATGTACACTCTTTACAAAAACTGGAAAGTTAATTTTACAATCCCACAGAAAAAGACCGTTAATAAGTTTGTTAAAAACGTCTACACCTATTTCAGAAAAGATAAGAGCATATTTAAAAATGCTGACGGAATACCAAAGGGAACATTCGGTACTTTAGATTTGAGAGCCATTGACTACTATAAGCGAGTTGATAATTTGTATTTAGGTAAATTCATTACAGATGTGGACTTGAAGAAAAAAGTTACCCAGTATCTAAAAGATGAATATTTAGATGGAGATTTACCGATAGGAAACAACAAAGAAGCTATAGCAAAATTTAAAAGTAAATTTGGTAACGTATTGGAGGGACAAGAATGGAAGTTGTCTCGAATTGTAGATACTACTGTAAATAAAATGAGAAACACGGCTGCCGTTTCTTATATGCAAGAAGCCGATGTAGAGCAGTTTGAAATTGTAGGAGTTAGCGACAGGCTTCAATGTGCGTATTGTGCCTCACTACAAAATACTATTTTTTCGGTTTCTAAAGCAGTAACCAGATTGAAAGATACTGTAAATTCAGACCCAGAATACATAGGAATTGATACTCCTTTTGTAAATTCTATTTTCAAAAAAGCAGAAGATATGGCAGGACTTACAGCAGAACAACTGCAAGATAAAGGAATAGGATTACCTCCTTTTCACGCAAATTGTAGAGACCAAGTAATAGCAGTATTGTAATCTTTACCTTTGGTTTAGATTTAGACAAGGCTTTATTCGTTGAGCCAGTTAATCAACGAATTTTGTAGTAATAAAATTAATAAGTAGATTTGCATTATGCACAAGCCAAAGAAAAAAATATTTAGAAGCAAAGTAAACTACAGTAAAGAAGAAATTACTGGTAGAGTTGCTTTAGGTATGTCTGGTATATCTATGCCTATGTTATCGGAAGAGGCGTTGCAGGAATACCGTAAAGACTTTTCTCGTCAAAGAGATAGCCTAAATTTTGGAATGCTAGGTAACGACCCTCAATACTATGAGCGTAGTACGGTTGCCGACATTGTACCAAGACCAGAAGATTATTTAGAAGTTCCATTTAGACTTATTTCTGCAACCGTAGTTGGAGGAGGTTCTTGGAAAGCTACTGATTTTTCTGATGTCAAAGTATTGAAAAAATCGACTCCTCTTTTAGATGGAGTACCTTTATACAAAGACCACGAAACAGATTTAAACAACTGGAGCGGTTTGGTTAATGGCGTGAAGTGGACTAAAGCATTTACACAAGACGATGGAATTGACGTTCCTGCTGGAATTGACGGAATTGTCGCTATTGATAAAGTAGTTGACCCTAAATTGGCTAGAGGAGTTATTTCTGGTGCAGTTTATTCTAATTCAGTTACTGTAGAATTTGATTGGGAAATGAGCCATACATTTGAAAATGAATGGGACTTCTTAAACAAATTAGGTACTATTGGTTCGGATGGTAAAATGATTAGACGTATGGTTAAGACTATACACAATTATCACGAAAGTTCTTTGGTATGGCTAGGGGCTGACCCATTCGCTAAAGCTATTGATGCAAACGGAAATCATAAGAATATTGATATTAGTTCTGTTTTCAACTATGCAAAGCAGTCTTTTGGCAAAATGTCAAAAATCAATGTTGAAGATAATGATGCGATGCCAGAAGATGCAGAGACTGCTAGAAGTTTATGCGTAAATTTTGCGTTAAGCGAAAATGTGCTATCTTTGGCGCGTAGAAGTAAAAATAATTTTAAAACAAATACGAAAGATATGGATAAGTTTATTGTAGCATTTATTGCTGCTTTCGGAGGACAATTCAACTTAAAAGTTGGAGACAAACCGACACCAGAGGAAATGATTAACTATACTAAACAGTTATCATTTGTAGCACCAGAGCAAGCACAGACAACTAAAGATGGTCTTGCACAATTAGCAATAGTTAAAGGCAAAGCGTTGGAAGTTTTTAAAGCAGAAGATGAAGCCAATAAAGATGCAACTACTGTAGATTTAGGAGGATTTATTGCAGACCATACTTTTGTTAGTTTGGAAGCAATACCTAATTTAGAAGCAGAGATTGTAACTTTAAAAGACGACAAAAAGTCTTTAGATACTAAAGTAGCAAGTTTAAGTGCGGATGCTGAAATCGGTAAGAAATATATCGGTATGAAGAGAAGTGAAGCAGTTAGATTGTACAAAGTAGCAGTAGGTACTGAAAATGTAGTCGCAAGTGTTGTTGCTATGTTTGAAAAAGCAGGAAACGAAGAAGTAGAGGGATTACTTAAACAGTACACCAAAACAGCTACTCATAAATTTGCAGGCTCGTGTGCAGATTGTAACTCTGAAAATTTCAACTTCCGTTCTTCTTTTACAGGAGAAGAGAAGCCAGAAACTGTAGAGCAAATAGCATTAACTACGGAGGACATTTACGCAAAACATAGCGGTTCAAGTATGTCTATAGGTAGAGCAGTTCGAGGCAAAGAATAATTAAATAGAATTTTAATCTTAAATATTTACAATATGAATACATTAGGGAATACGCCCAAAACGATTTGTAAAATAGCAGAAGCATACAGCATCAATAAAGGGTTCGTATCTGCTACTGTATTACAAAGGGGTACAATGGTAAAACTTACTCCAACTGGAGAGGTTGCACCTATTGCTGCGGTAACTGATAGACCATTAGGTTTAGTAGTAGCAGGAAGCAGAACAGCAGGGGATGAGGTAACAGTTCAAACAGAGTTTAACGCTTTAGTGCGTTGTACTGCGGATGGGGATATAGTTACAGCAGACGAACTAGCAGTTTCTGGCATTGATAATGCAAATGAGAAATTAACACAATACAAAAAAGCAGTAGCGACTAACTTTGTCTCTGGAATGGCTTTATCTGATGCAGCCGATGGCGAAAATGTTTGGGTAGGGATTTACAGAACAAGTACCGTTAAAGCATAATAATAACCACTATAAATTTTTAAGAAGATGCCTAAACAATTAAGCGAATTTGACAAAAGAGCAGGACAGGTTAAGAAATCCGTTCTAGCAAACGGTGGTAATGTGCCAACTAACGCCCCAGAAGAGGGGTCTGGTTTGCTATCTGCCTCTGCAATTAGAGAAAACATCCTTATAGACTTCAAGCAAGTTGTATTACAAGCTGACAGTTTAAGAGGAGGTACAAAAGAAAGAAGAACCATTGATTATTCATTGGCAGACATTGCTAAAGACCGTTTCGGTTTTGGTTCTGCTGATGCTTTATATATGGCTCTAGGAATTAACCCATCATCTCATACATTAGACAGTTTATCGTCTATGTCTGATTTTAATGAGGGCTTCCGTTGGTTACAGCCAGAAGTTATTAGAGAAGCAATTAGATTAGGACTTCGTAGAAATCCTATCTATCCGTCTTTAATTGCATCGGAAGAAACCGTAGATCAAAAGAAAGTTACATTACCTCATATTAATATGAGTGATGCTACTCCAGAGATTATCAATGAGGGAGAAACTATCCAAGTGGGTAGCGTATCTTTTGGAGAGAAAGACGTAAAACTGCACAAAATAGGTACAGGTTTACAAATCTCTGATGAGGTTCAAAAATATGTTTCCTTAAACATCTTATCAATGTATCTTCAAGATGCAGGAGTTAAGTTAGGATTAGGGATGGATGCTATGGCGGTTGATGTCTTAATCAATGGCGACAATGGTAGTTCTAACTTCTCTGCACCAGTTATCGGTACAGAAAATGGAAGTTCTATTGCATACAAAGATTTATTACGTGCTTGGTTGCGTATGGGTAGAATTGGTAGAACTCCTAGTGGATTATTGTCTGCGGAGGATGCTGCATTGGAAATCTTATTACTTGACGAGTTCAAGGGATGGTCTCCTAACAGTAACCAAACTCATAAGACATTGAACATTAAAACTCCTATTCCTCAATCACAGGATTATTTACTACACGGTGCTATGCCATCTGGTCCTAAATTAATGTTGATTGATAACAAAGCTGCTTTAATCAAATTAAACGCAACTTCGTTACAAGTAGAGAGTGAAAGAATTGCTCAACGTCAGATGAGTGGTACTTATGCAACTGTAACAACTGGTTATGCTAAATTGTTCAGAGATGCTTGTTTAATCTTGGACGGTACGCAGAGCTTCGCAGGTTTCCCTACATTTATGGATGTGAGTGCTGCCGAGAATGTTATCATCAAGTAGTAAAAGTTTATCCAGTAAGTCCTAATAAGATTTACTGGATTATTTGTATAACCATTAAAATTTTTCACAATGAAAAAATACGTTAAGTTAAGAGATGCTGGTACAATCTTCCACGATGCTTCACAGGACATTTCAGTTACTGGGAGTGTTCCTACATTAATCAATACCACTAAAAAAGTGAATGCAGCTATAAAAGGAGGCATCTTGATTGAGGTTAAGGAAAACGAAGCAAAATTAGCCATTGCAGAAGCACAAGGCAATAAAGAAGAGGTTGCTAAAGAATTGAACAAAGAAAGCGATGCAAAAGTTGCGGAAGTACAAGGTAAATTAAATGAAGCTAACACTAGCATTACTGAAAAGGATGCAAAGATAGTTGAGTTAGAAACTACCATTG